GACATGTGCTGACAGGCCTCCTCGTCCCCCAGGCCGGGGGCATATCGTCCGGAGGCACCAGCCTCTTTGGCACTGACCAGTTCTACCAATACATTCGAAACGAGCTGTGTGCTCTCTCTGGTGGCTACTGGTACTATGGTTCGTATGCGGGCGTGTGCTCGCTCTCTTTGAACTCTGCTCGTACGTCCGCGAACAACTCCCGTGGGTTTCGCTGCGCCTGTTACCCTGGCTAGGTGGCGCGATAGCGCCACAGGATAATACATGAAGATTGAAATCACCCAGGCCCCGCTGATCAGAAAGTTCATGGAGACGATGCGGCTCATGAATATCTATCTGAACCACTTCCCCAAGCACGAGCGCTACGCTCTGTGCGCGCGGATCCGGACCACGGCCTACGCGGTCTATGATCTGATCGTCGAGGGAATGAAGCGGTATCACAAGAAGACAACGCTCACGGCGCTGGACATCGCGCACGAGCAGCTGCGCATGCAGGTCTTTCTTGCCCACGAGCTTGGGTACTTTGGGTTCACCAAATGCGTGGCTGACGACAACGAAGGGACTGAGCCAAAGCGATATATGGCCATCAGCCGGCATATCGACGAACTCGGCAAGATGATCGGCGCGTGGATCTCGCGCTCCCAGGAGGCCGGGGCATGGTAAAATTTGGGGTAGGCAACAAGCTGTGTGCTCTCTCTGGTGGCAACTGGAACAATGGTTCGAATGCGGGCGTGTGCACGCTCAATTTGAACAATGCTCGTACGAACGCGAACAACAACAATGGGTTTCGCTGCGACTGCGCTCCCTCCTCATGCTCGAAACTGAGATCGTGGAGCACAGGGATTGTCTATCCCGGCCGCAAGGCCGAACTCTGTAAGCCCTCTCATTCTGGTAGCAGCAGCGAACGCCTGAGAGGGATCCTATGAAGCGTCTTGGAAACATCTTTGACCAGGCGTTCACCCAGGACGCGCTGTATGACGCCTACCTGCAGGCCCGCCGCACCAAGCGCGGCAAGGCTGCCTGCATGCGTTTCGCGGCCAGGCTCGGTGCCGAGGTCTCTGCCCTGCGGGAAGAGATCATGTCCGGCACGTACAAGCCCAGGGCCTACCGCGAATTCATGGTTGCAAAGCCCAAGCCCAGGAAGATTCTGGCGCCGGACTTTCGCGACGTGGTCGTGCAGCATGCCATCTACAAGGTCATCTACCCTGTCTTCGACAGGTCTTTTATCGACCAGTCCTTCGCCTGCAGGATCGGCAAGGGCACGCACCGCGCGAGTGACTACGCTCTGCGCGCCCTGCGCACCTGCGACCCGGAGAGCTACCTGCTCAAACTCGATGTCCGCAAGTTCTTCTACTCCATCGATCGCGAGATCCTGCGCAGCCTTATCGCCAGAAAGGTAAAAGATGGCAGGATGCTCGCGGTGATTGCCCTCTTTACGGGCGGCCCTGGCGACGTCGGCATCCCTATCGGCAACCTGCTCTCTCAACTTTTCGCGCTGATCTACCTGAACGAGGCCGATCACTACGCCAAGCGCCAGCTGAAGCTTCGCAACTATGTCCGCTACGTCGACGACATGGTCATGTTCGGCATGGGCCGGGACGAAGCGGTGGAAGTCAAAGAGGCCATGGAAGAATTCTTGGCCACGCGCCTACGCCTCAATCTTTCGCACTGGTCGCTTGGCAAGGTCCGGGACGGCGTCAACTTCGTCGGCTACCGGACATGGCCCTGGGGCCGCCTGGTCCGTCGCTACAGCCTGCACAAGTTCAACAGGGCCGTGGCCAGAAACAAGGACGCGACCGCATGGTCCTTGATAGCTCATGCCAAAGATACGGCCAGCATGGGGCACATCGGCCGCGCGCTGGCTGCGAATGAGGAAATGTTCAACCGCCTCCCGCAGGCGCACAAGGCGAGGATCGCTGCATGACACAGCTCGAAATGGAGTTCCAGACATACGGCCGCCTGCTGACCGGCGAAGAGACCGAGCTTGAAAAAGCGAAGCTCGCGCGCACCAGGTACCTCAAGCTCAAAATACGCAAGCCTCTGGCTGTCGCCATTGGCGACGACCCGGACACGATCACCGATGTGCTGCGCGCGGTACTGCTCTGCCACGCGATCCAGGCCGGGATCGTTACCGACCCGGCCGTCATCACCCGGCTGCGCACATACGTTCAAGAAATGCTCGAAGGTTACGGCGGGGCCGAAGCGATCATGGACGTGCTCGAATACGACAAAGCCATGATCGGCCAGCACGTGATGCTTGGATACTTTGCGGCAAAGGCGATGATCGACGCGGCGACGACGCCCGAAGACGTGATGATGATCGACCTGCCGGAACGCGAATAGGGAGGTGGCATGGAGGCAATGACGCCACAGATAATTGGCATCAGCGTGACCGTTGGGCTCGCTGGAGCAGGGGCCATTGCCGGAGTCCTCAAATGGAGCCTGGGCCGCAACCTCAAAGCGATGGACGACAAGATCACCGACCTCGCGGCCAAGGTGGACGAACTCAATAAGGCCAATGCATCGCTGCGCGAGGCCTCTGTCACCGCCCCGGAGTGCTCTGCCTGCCGCAGAGAATGCCAAGACAGGATCGCCAGCCATCAACGCGAGATCCTCGAGTGGATGCGACGGCAAGACGACAAGGCCGACAGGCTGCTGCTCATGCTCGCGAACCGCAACAGCGCAGGAGGTGTGAAGTGATCGAACTGCTCGGAATGCTTTTCGGTGGCGTGTTCCGCATATTACCCGAACTCCTGAAGTGGGCGGACCGCAAAGACGAACGCAAGCATGAACTATCCATGCTGGACAAGAACCTCGAAGCCGACCGGATGCGGGCGCAGATGGAGATCCAACGGATCAACGCCGAGGCCGACGTCATCCTGGGACAGAAGGAAATCGAGGCTATCGTCGCCGCGACGAAAGCCCAGGGCGCACGCACTGGCGTACGGTGGGTGGACGGGATCAATGCGCTCATGCGGCCAATCATCACATTTTGGTGGGTGATCATCCTCTACACAGCGGCCATGAGCGTGCAGTTTTACGGCCTGCTGCAGCACGATTTTTCCGTGGCGGCCGCCCTTTTGACCGTGTTCGGCCAGCCGGAAAAAGCCATCGCGGCCAGCATCATTTCGTTCTGGTTCGTCGACCGCAGCCTTCGCCGACCGTCGGTGCTCAGATGAAGATCTTGCTAACCCTGATCCGCCGCTTCGAAGGCTGCAGGCTCCTGGCCTACCTCTGCCCCGCTGGCGTCTGGACGCTCGGATGGGGCGCGACAGGTCCCGGCATCGCCAAGGGGGCAACGTGGACACAGGAGCAGGCCGACGCACGGCTCGATTCCGACGCCATGGCCTACTATATGGCAACAATCAAGGCATCACCGGGGCTCGCCCTCTACCCGGAGATAGCCCAGGCGATCGCCGACTTCGTCTACAATTTGGGGATCACCAGGTACAAGTCCAGCACCCTTAAGAAACGCATCGATGCCGAGGACTGGGACTACGCTTGTGACGAGATCGTGCGGTGGGTTTTTGGTGGGGGCAGGAAGTTGCCCGGGCTGGTTTTGCGAAGGCAGGCAGAGGCGGCGATTATTGCGCGGGAGGCGGTGTGAGTATTCAGGACGACGTGAGAAATATACTGATCCAAACGGGCCAACCGGTAACGTGGACCACTGCCGCAGGCGTGGCCACGGCCGACGTCCCGGCGCTCATCACCGACCAGCCCGAGGGCAAGACCGATGTGTCTGGCCGCAATCAGCGCGTGGCCATGGTCCGCGTCAGCAAAACGGACGTGGCCGCCGTCGGCTACCGCGACACGTTCACCGAGAGCGACGGCACGGTCTGGACTGTCATCGATGTCAACCGTCTGATCAACGACCGCACCGCCGGGACGTGGCGGGTCATGGTTGAGACTGGCGTGCGGGGGGCGTTCTAGTGGCTGAGATGATCACGACATCCACAGGGCGGCGCTACCCGTTTTTGGACGGCGGGCCCAATGGAGCTGCTGTCCGCTTGTCCATCGACGACGGCGGCGGGCTTTATCTGCGCAGGCTGGCCGCAGAGTTCCCGCGTGAGTTCGCCCGCGCCATCAAGTCCGCCGGCTGGGCCCTGCGCAAGGACCTACAGGGCGACATCTACAAAGGCGGCCCCGGCGAGGCCAGATGGTCCCCGCTCTCAGGCCCGCACGCAGGCCGAGTTTTCGACGACGCCAAGGGCATGCCGCGCATCCCGCGCACGCATCCTATGGGCCAGCTCGTGCGCGCCATTGGCTACAAATACGACGCGGGGCGCGAACAGGTCCGCGTCGGCTGGCTCTCGCACAGCGCGGCCAAGCGCGGCGCGGAATTGCAGCGCGGCTTCAAGACCCGCGTGACCAAGAAGATGCGCCGTTTTTTCTGGGCCATCGGCGTCCCGCTGGCCAAGGGAACGACCATGGTCGAGACCCCAGGCCGCGACCTGTTCGACACGGTCATGCGCCACCGCGAGCGCGCGATCCAGCGGTACATCGAAAACAAGGTGCATGACAGCGTGCGTAAAAGCGGGAGGTTTGCATGGGCGGCATAAGCCTGATGGATATTGTGGATAAAATTTCGACCGTGCTTGCCGCAGATGCAGCGCTCATCGCGTGGGCCGACGAGAAGTACAACAAGGCCCTGACCATCCTTGTCGGCATGGACGAGCGCAACAGGCCAGGGCCGGAGTCGTGCCCGCTGATTTTGATCAGGCCGGACAGGCAGGACCTGGGGCAAAGCATCGGAGAGTCGAGCCATCGCGTCCAGATAGACTGGGCTGTTTTCGACGACACCGTGACAACGTCCGGGACGGTCACCGAGTATACGGGTGTGCGCAGGGTCGACGAAATGGGCCGCCTGATCTGGACAGCCTTGTGCTCCGGGATCAGCCCGCAAGTGGCCATGGATCAATCCGAATATGTTCTGGAAACAGTGGAAAAATTTCCCATGCTGCTGGGTGGCATGG